AGATTCCGTTATACACTCTGGACGGTTTTTGGGGCCTTTTAACTACAACTAAAGTATCATTTATGGGCCTTTATCGCCATAAGTATAAGGATAGTGTGAGTAAAGTGCGAGTAAGCTGCTACTAATCCACAGGAATAACTGGCTGTTGCTACAACAAATTGATAGGAAAGTTGTAGAAAGAGTTGAAGACAGTCAGTGATGAAAGGGATTAGATCCGCGAAGCGGTGATTATTCAGGTACATTAAATTGAGGTTTATCTAGATAATAAAAGCTAAGTCCTTGAAATCACTGACTAAAGTAATATCCCACCTATTTGCAATTAGTAATAATTACCAAAATGAGTAGAAAATAATGCTTGACAAGATTTTAGGAGATTGATATAATAAGTATATAAAGAAGATTGAGAGCTACAAAATTATAAGTAGACGAGAATACGAGTCTACTGGCGTTAGCCATACCTACAAGGAGATGGGATGAAGATCTATAAAGCAGTATACAAGAATAGAGCTATGGATTATACGACCATTGGGTATTACAAAACTAAGGAATCTGCATCTAAGTCTTTGATAGAGCATCTTGATAACGTAGGTCTTCCTTATGAAGAAACTACTACTATTGTTTTTACTGTTCATGTTGAGGACTAGGAGGATATTGGAATGAAAGAGACAAGAATTCAGAAGACAGTCTACTATTATGTAGACCTTATGAGCAGAGCTAAGACTCAGAGCAAGAGAGCTGAGCTTTATGCACAGATGTTATTTGATATAAAGAGTGCCACCAAATTTGACGCTCTAGAAGTCAAGGCTCCTAAGAAGAGTGAATGGGTGAAAATACCCAAAGAAGGTAAGGTAGTACCTTTTAAGAAGATACCTATGCCTAAATTAGAAACTATGTGGGTAGACGAAGTCTCTATAAATGAAGACGATCGAAAAGAATTAGAAGATAGGGTAAGAGGTAGATTTCTATCTACATTCAAAGCGGAGGATTCTGAGGACTGAAGATCTCCCAGTAGGGATAACTATCTATGGAATTGACTAACTTACTCTAAAAACATCCCTTGAGGGAGGCACAATGATTGAAGTACCTAACGCCGTCATATTATTTATCGGAATAGTATTTATTATATGTCTAGATCTCATAACAGGAGGAACCCATGATTAGACTAGAAACAGCTTACGAAGAAATCAATACAGTAGGTGGCAAGATCTTAAGCATTCAAGCAATGAAGGAAGGATTCTTCAGAATCAAAATAATCAATGATGGGGTCATCAGTGAGGTATTATTGACACACCCAAATATGGATGAGCTTCTTGGCGCGATCTATAGAGCATACGACATTCAAAGAAAAGTCGGATAATTAAAACCAGAAAAATCAGATTGACTAATCAGCCAATTTATGATATAATAGGAGTACACACAATGGCAGTTGGTAGAAAACAAGAGAGATACAAGAATCGTGTCGGTAGGATCCTTACGGAAATTCTGTACGGAAACAAATTTGATGATGCTAAAGGACTGACCAGAGTGATCAACCTCAGTAGCTTTTCAAAGCACCTACAATATTCCCAACCAGACATAGTCGAATATCTCAGATTCATGGAAGGCTCTGGCCTGTTAGAAGATCTTCGTATAGACTACAAGACTATCTACCTGACTATCGCTCCTCCTGTTGGAATCAAAAGGAAGACGAATGAAACGGCACAGACGGCATAATGCCTACGGTGCTCTAATACTACTAGCAATACTCAAGGGACCAGTAATGAAAACAGAATCAATGAAACGTCTAAAGGAACAGCTTGGCATTCCTGAAACTACGGAAGAGAAAGACGAGTCAATGACTCCTGAAGAAGTATCTGCTAAAAAAGTAGAAGAGACTAAGAAGAATAAGAAGTACAAACTGAAGAAGAAGAAACCAGAAGTAGCTGCACTAGATCCAGAGATGGGCGAAGAAGATACTGAGCTGACTCCTCCTTCTCCTGTGAATGGAGCATTCTAAGATGGAAAGAAAGACAGCCAGTAAAAAAGGCGTTAACAAAATGGAAGATATCAAAAAGAAGAGAAACAAAGGTTTCAAGGATCTTTTTGGTTTTGGTGATGAAGACGAGAACGAAGCTTTAGCGGATAAGAAGAAATCTAAAAAAGGCAAAGGTCTTGATAAAGGAAGAGTGTCAGCATTTAAGAAGGGATTCTTTGGAAAATGATAAATGACTTTCAGAAACATCTTAAAGATAAGAAAAAGAAAGAGCGCGATCAGCGAAATGCAGAGATCATAAAGAAGCTCAAGAGAGATAACGAAAAGAAGAAATAGGAAGGAGGGGCCTCTCGTGGGGCCTCAATCCTCCTTAAAAGCAGCTACGGCCCTACTGCTATACCAACAAGGGCCTCCTAAGGAGGACACATGGCAAACAGAATAGTTAATGGTGAGAGTATTAGGAATATAGTGAAACAAGCAGACTTGATTTCTTTTCATCCTAATCCAGCTCAGAAGAAATTTAAAATTAAATATTACAACAAAGCAGAACTCTTAGGAGTTGCTTCACCAGAGTTAGCAGAGCTTGGAGAGATTCAGGAACTGGCAGGTATGGATCCCGACACTCTTGCTTCTTGGTGGACTCCTGTATTTGAGAATTGGTTTCGTGATAGACAACACATAACTGATAGAATTGACTACTTGTTTGAATCAGCGATAGAAAGAGCTGCTGAACTTATGGCAGGAGCAGACAGAGATTCTGATTCTCTAGCCGCTATGAAGTTCTTAAAAGAAGTTAGATCTGAAATCAAAGCTGCTCAAAAAGAAGAGAAAGCTAATGACCAAGTAGATAAAGAACAACTTGAGAAGTTGATTGAACAGTTAGGTTATGTTAAAAAGATAGAGGGTCCAAGTGAGTAAGGTAAAAGTTCCTACATTAGTTAATGTTTGTGGGAAATACTACCACATTCAGTACCAAGAGAATTGGGCAGATCTTCACGGAGAAGCTCTACTTGAAAAGAAGATCATAAAGATCTCTACTGCTAATCACTATAAGAAGGATGACTTGTTTGCTACAATCTTTCATGAGACACTACATGCAGTATTATATGAAACTGGAATGGCTTCAGTCATTGCAGACTCAGATAAAGAAGAAGGAATCATTAGAGCTATAGAGAATTCTATGGCTTCTCAGGTTTCACTTACTAGTGGAATCTATTCAGATTTCAAAATGGTTGAACTAGGAAAAGAGAAGGCGGATAACAGTGGCGACTAATATCACATACAAGAGACTTACAGAAAGACCTATTTCCATTATAAATAGTGTCCATGCTGTTGCGTATGATGATCCACTTCATCCAACTCTTCCAACTTCTGTTACATACAATGTAAGTGCTCAGAAGAAAGAAACTGTGACAATCACTTATAGTGCCGAAGGATATCCAACAATAGATGGGATCGAATATAGGAACTATCAAGTTAATATTCCTCAAGGCTGGCTAGAACCTTTGAGTCTTGTTGTAGAAGGGGGAACTCCTTCAACTCCTGTACCACTAGGTGTAGAACTGAGTAATGATACTATTCTAGAAGGTTCACAGCCGGGAACATTGATTGGTATACTAACTACTATCAGTGGAGTAGGACCTTTCACATACTCTATAATAGGAGGAGAGACAGATAAGGTAATTCTCAACGGAGCATCTAATTCTAATCTAGTCATAGATTATCTAGCAGATTCAACTGATTCTCCTTTCAATATATTGATAAGAACTACTGACTCTAATGGTGCAACATATGATCAGATTCTAACTATCAATATCACTCCGCAACCTATTACAAATATAGAACTGAGTAACAACTCTATAGTTGAAGGAAGTCCTACTGGAACTGTGATAGGAACTCTATCTACAACAGGAGGAATATCTCCTTATGTATATAGTCTAAGTGGACAAGATGCTTCTAAGTTACAGATAGTAGGGAATGAAGTCCAACTTGCTGAACCTAGTTCTCTAAATCACCCTTTTTATGTATTTGATATAATCTCAACAGATGCAGTAGATAATGAATACACTAAAGGATTTGGAGCCTTTGTCATACCAGCACCATACACATCCACAATACAAACAACTTTCGATGGAGTTTCTGAATACACAGAAGTGTTAAGTGATCCATCTTTCAAAACTCAATCATTCTCTTTAAGTTTTTGGGTAGATATGCCAGCACAGCAAGACAGTGGAGGTATTTTAGAAGTAGGTGATGAATATTCTTTTAGGATGTTTTCTAATGGACAATTGTTTTGTAGATTAAGAACTGCTACAGCTTTTAAGGATTTTAGAATAGATCCTTCCTATAGAGGAAATAGAACAAACATTGTAATGACTTATGATGAATTTACAGATACTATGATAATGTACGCTAACGGAGCTATAGCTTCGGGTACTCAGACTGCTAATGATCCTTTTCCTTCTGGAAGGAGGCTTACAACTAAGAGCTTAAAAGTAGGAACAGCTTCAGGATTTTTTTGGGACAATACAATAGATGAAGTTTCTTATTGGGATACAGCTTTATCACCTTCAGAAATAAATGCAATATATAATGACGGAGATGGAGTTAATCTACAAGCTCAGGTGTTTTCTAATAGACTAGTAAGTTGGTGGAAGATGGGCGAGAATGCAACTGCGCCAACTATTCAAGACGAATTAGGTATCAATGAGATGACTATGATCAACATGGATCAAACTAATTTTGTAGGTGTATAATGAAAAAATTTGTCATCATAAGAAAATCAGATATATCAGAAGCTATGCTGCAAACATCAGGATATGACAAAACTAAACCTGTACCTATAACTAGAGAAGAAGAAGATGGATCTTTGACAGAGCTTGAATATTGTCTACTTCCATTCACTAATGAATTTGCAACACCTCTTGCAGGCTACATACGTTACACAAAAGAAGAACTAGATCCTATTCTAGAAGAGATAAGAAATGGTAAGTCCGTAAGTACTACACTTAAAAGAAGTGATAAGAAATCTGTATGGGACGATCCTGAAGGAGCAAGAACGAGATTTGAATTCTTAGGCTCATTCAAAAACAGAACAGAAGATATTACACTAGTATATGATCTGCCAGAAGACAGACTGATCAATGGACTCAGATTCTATTTTGAAGGATCTGAAATTGGCGATACTATCTCATTTGAAATACATCACCCTCTTGCAGGACTATTAGAGGCATTCGTTCCTAGTTGGGGAGTTTGTGATGGGTATCATAAAGAGAATGTCTATGCGGCTAAATTACCAGCAGGACTTCAGATACATATAATATTCAAAAAGGGAGAAGGTAATACAGGTGCAGTGTCAGCATTTTTTAATGGACTACTACATCAACCGCCGAGTTAGATATGAAAGTTATTGTTGAATTTACAAACCCAGTTAAGTTCTCATGGGTAAACTGGTTAGTTAGAAAAGTAGAAGGTACTGACTACGGACATGTCAGGCTAAGAGTTGTTATGGAAGATCACTCTTACGTTTACGAAGCAAACGACACAAATGTAAGATTGCTCGGACAGATGAAGATGAAGATGAATCCAGTAGAAGTTTTACATTCATACACATTGAGTCTATCTGAAGAGCAAGAGAAAGAGTTTCCAGTACTTTTAGAATTCGCTGGACTAGAATATGGATATAAACAACTGATCGGAATTCTCTTACAGAGAAAGTGGAAGTTGAAATGGAATCCTCTAAATAGAGGTAGAGAACATCAGATATGTTCTGAGTTTGTTGCCATCTTTTTGATGAACGTAATGGGATACTACATAGATAAGGACATAGACATACTAAGTCCTAAAGACATAAAGAGATTCCTTGATGAGGTTGTAGGTGAAGATGCTTGATACAATAAAGAAATACCCAAAGTTAGCACTCCTTGCTCTAGTGATGATGCTGATGGGCCTTACTAATTTTCTAACTTATAGCCTTCAAGGTGACATAATTGAGATTAGAAAAGAAGAAGTTATTGAACTTAAAGAAGAGATCAAGACTCACAAAGCAACTCTCGAAATGCAAATAAGTGAGAACCGTAAACTTAAAAGTCAACTGAGTGAATCATTTGAAGAGACAGTTAAACCAGATGGAACTCGTATAACTAAGAAGACTAAAGATCTAAGCAAAGAAGAAGATACCGTAAGAGAACAGAAAATTAGACTAGAATATCAATACCAAGTGAGAGAACTGAAACAGGAAATTAAACGAATTGAAAATGAGAAACATCAAACTAAACGATCGCTTAGTGTGGGAGCTGGATATACTACAGGTCTAAGTTCATTTGTCTCATTCCAATATGACATGTGGGGACCATTCGGAGTGACAGGATACTTTGAAACCTTAACAGGTGAAGTAGCTTTAGGTATAGGAGCTAGGTTCTAATGAATAAGGATGTTGATAGAATTTTACATAAACTAGAAAAGTTTGAACATAGATTAGATTCTATTGATATCAAGCAAGCTTATATGAACAAAGATCTAGAAGCTCATATGGCTAGATCAGCTCGTAATGAAGATATGATACAAGAGATTAGAAAGCAAGGCAAAGCAGAGAGAGAAGAACTTCTTAGGAAGCTAGAACCTCTTGATGAACACTTGACTTTCATAAGAGTACTTACCAAACTTATATTATGGGTAGGTGGAATCAGTGGAGCTGTATTCGCTGTTTACAAGTTGGCATTACTTTACAAAGGTAACTAATGTATACACAGAAACAATTAGATGCACTTAAGAAAAGAGTCGATGAACAGAAGCTTCATTGTATGGATCCTTTCAAACCTGCTTCAAGACCTTCTCCTCAACAGCTAGAAGTTCTTATGGAATGCAGTCTTGACTTCGTATATCTAGTAGCTGGTAATCAATTTGGTAAATCTCAAATAGGTGCGAGAATTCTTGCATGGAAATTTGAAGAGAATCATCCATACTGGGAAAGACCAAACTCTCAAGTCTGTTACGATAAGAGATGTGGATCTCACAATATTGAACTAGTAGATTCAGACCTAGACGAATACAGATGTAAAGAATGTGGTAACACTTGGATTGATTGGGCGCAAGAACCTCTAACTCTTATCCTAGCTGGGCGTGTGATGAAACAGATTACAGAACTTTGGGACAAGAAGATTCGTCCATATCTAGGTAAAGAAGGTGTAGATTTCAAAGTAGTAAAAGCTGGTGGTTCACTAGATCATGTGTTAAATTTGAAAAATGGAAACAAGATCATATTCCTAACTCACGATAAAGCAGATCATGCTAGAGAGAAAGCTCAATCATTTACGGCTCATCACGTATGGCTAGATGAGATGCCAAGCTCTCACAAGTACGTTGAAGAACTTCAGCGAAGGGTTGATGCTAGGCGTGGACAGTTCATATCTACATTCACACCTAAGAGTCCTAATCCAGTGATTAGACAGATGGTTGACAATGTTGATCCACTTATTGGTAAGAAATTCAAATTTGGTAAACTTGACAATCCTATATACAGAAATGTAAAAGAGAAAGAGATTGCTAAAGTAGCTAATCTTCCAGAAGCAGAACGTAATTGTATTCTTTATGGTGATTGGTTAGATTCTTCTGATGCCGTGTTTAGGTTTGGAGATCATAACATAATCAACACTCCTGACAATTATGACAAACAATGGCCACATACTTTGGCAGCAGATCCTGCAGAAGGTGGGAAAGGTGGATTCATTCTCATAGCTCAGAATCCTCATACTGGAAGACCTTACATTGCTGATGCTTTCTATCTGAAGGTAGAAGGTGACCTGACTACTTATGTGTCTAAGATCTCAAGGATTCTAAACACTCACAATATAGTAAGAAAAGTATATGACCCTTCTGAGACTTGGTTCCAGAACGAAATGATAAGAAACAAAATATATGGCTGGATGCAGGCAGATAAGACAGATAAGACCGCACTAATTATGCACTTGCAAAAAGAGCTAGAAAGTGATAAAATAGATATAGACTCTGAATTAGTAGAACTGCTTACCGAGCTTAATGATGCCGAGTGGGATCCTAATCCAGCTAAATTTGGACATATAAAGAACTCTACGAAATATCACCTATGTGATGCTCTACAGTACGGAATCTTTCATCTTCCTAAAGTTGATGTGGTTCCTCAACATATGACCAGAGATGCTAGACTATTTATGGCTAGTGAGTTGGAAGAGGAAGCTAGAGCTGCAAAGCGCAAGGGCAATAAAGGCAAGTATACGATGTTAATGAGAAAGAGTAGGAAAATCTGGTGAGCAAACTATTTATAGATTTAGGCATTAAATTATGTATGCCAGAAGAAGGACCTAAAAGAATGTGTCCAAAATGTGAAACACTTCATAAGACAGAAGATGAATGCCCTGAGAAGGAAGAAGACGGCAATTTTCACAAAGAACAACCTCTTGCTAGTGAAGAGACTGCAGAACTTCTAAACGTCGAACAGAAGGTCGCAGAGAAGCTTCTAGGAAGATCTGGATGGAATGGAGAAGATAATGAGTAGAGTTTTGAAATTCATACCCCTCAATAAAGAGAAAGGTAAAGAACTTCTTGGTGGCCGTCTATCCGATGCTATGGACTATAGAGCTAAGACTCAAGAGGATGTATGGCTTCTTAATGAACAGACTGTATATGATCCTGAAGGAGTTATGGGAGATAAGAACAATTCTCTATCTAGAGCTGTTGGAGTTGACATGAACAAGGCTTCTGAAGATGAGTCTAATGGATTTGATTCATTTGGTATGAACTATACAGTACGATACTACAGATTGATTCAGGCACAACTTAGTGCTAACCCACCTAGTGTTACCCCTAGTCCACTAACTCCAGATCAAGAAGATGTTAGGAGAGCAAGAGCTGCTGATGACATCGTAAGATATGCCCTAAGACAATACAAACTACAAGAAGAATTTGATCTAAACAATGCTCAACTTGTTATGTATGGAACATCATTCATCAAGTCATGTTGGGATAGATGGGCAGGAGATCCACTAAAGTTTGATCCTGAAACTCTTGAAATCACAGAGATGGAAGGAGACATTCATGTCAAATCTTGTGACACATGGGCTGTCTACATAGATCCCCTTGCAAAGAAGTGGGATGAAGTCAGATTTATATTTGAAAGAAAATTGCTTACAGAAGCTGAGATCAGAGCATGTTATCCAGATTATGCAGATCACATCATAGAAGAATCTACTGATTCAGGACAAGCATTCAGAGAGTCTAGATCTTTTGCTGATAGATTCAGACAAGGTGAAGACAAGAAAGAGAGACAGTACGCTATATACGAGTATTGGGAAAAAGGACTTCCTGAGAATGGATTCCAAGGACGTTATGTAGAAGCTATACTACAGGATGGTACATGTCTTACAGATCCAGTTCCTAATCCACATAGATTCGGTACTAAGGATACACTTCCTAAAGCAAGACTTCCATACCACATAATGACAGATATAGATGTGACTAACCAAGTTTATGGAAACACATTCATCACATACCTAACTAAGATTCAAGATACAATGAATAGACTTGATCTTCAAACTCTTGAGAATATCAGAGCCCATGGTCAAACTAAGATGGTACTACCAGAAGGTGCGGAAGCTGTAGGTATCGATAACTCTACATGGGATGTAGTTGAAGTTAAAGGTGCAGGTAATCAAAGACCTTCATTTGTAAACACTCCGGGAACTATGCCAGATGTTGCTAAGATGAGAGCTGATATTCTTCAAGGCTTCAATGATCTAGCTGGTACTAATGAAAGTATGTTTGGTCAACAGTCAAGAGAGACTTCAGGTTTCTCAATGCAATATGCAACTAATCAAGGTAATCTAATAAGAAGAAGGCTATTCAATAAGTATGTAGGTACTACTTAAGGAGTCTATAAAGACATTCTAGACATAATTAAGAAACACTGGGATACTCCTAGAAAGATTAAGATAAGTGGACAAGAGGGAGCATTTGATATTAAGGAATACGAAGGCGCAGATATTGCAGGTGGATTCGATCTACGTGTAGAATACGGCACCTCATTCTCACTTGATCCTATGGCTAGAAGACAAGAGATCATGCAGCTTATGCCATTATGGGAAAAGGCTGGCAAGGATCCTAAAGAGCTGACTAAGCACATCAAGTTCAATGACCTAGAAGGTATGGACGATGTAGGAACTCATTCTGAAAAGAGAATGGATGAGATCATAAAGACTATTATTGACACAGAAGAATACGTAGCTCCTAGAGAGTGGGAGAATCATGAACTCAGACTACCTTATCTTATTAGGTTCATGGAGACTGCTGAATTCGATAGACTTGAAGAAGACATTCAAGACATGATCATTCGTCATAAAGAAGAAAGAATGAAGATGCAGGCAGATATGGCAGCAGGACAAGCTCCATCAGGCGGCGGTGCAGGCGGCGGTGGCGGCCCAGCAGTTCCGGGAGCGGCAGGTCCACAAGCTGAAGGTGCTCCTCCAATGGATGCAAGCATGGCTCCAGCAGGTCCAGCACCCATTTAACAGTTGACAATTCTCTGGTTTTATGGTAAACTAGAGATACCTATGATATTTTCATACCGCTCTATCTTCGGACGAGCAATTTATAAGCAAGTGACTACCCTCGGATGTCGCAGAAAGGCTAAGACAAAATGTCAGATCAGGTAGAAAAAGCAGGTTTTCAATCCGTATCCAACTTACTGAAGCAAGGCTTTGGACATGAGTCCTCAGAACCAGTTGAAGAAGTGTCAAGTGAACCGGTTGTAAAAGTGGAAGATGAGTCGGCAAACTCTGAAGCTATGGAAACAATGACACCAAATGGAGAAGTTGAGCAGAGTGCTGATGCTCAAGTGGAGGAAGAATCCTCGGAAGAACTTCAAGCTTCTGAATCAGAAGGCGATGCCAAGCCAAATGAGGAAGATACCGAGAAGCTAGACATCGAAGGAAAGACTCTAACTGTAAAGTACAATGATCGTGATTGGATCAAGAAGGTTGCTACTAAAGCTGTTAATCTTCAGAAGGGTATGAATCAAGCTTTCAAAGAGAGAGACTCTCTAAAAGCAGAGCTTGAGACACTGAGGCCCGATGTTGAGAAATACAAAGCAGGCTTCGAGAAACTAGATGAGATGCACACAGAAGCATCAGAGTCTGGTGATTGGGTAGGATTTATTCAAAATGTAATTGGAAACGACGTATCAGTAGATACTATCATTGAAGAGTACATTGCTAAGAATGAATACCTAAGTGGTCTTACTGATGACGAACGTAGTGCCTATGAAGCTAATCTGAAGGAGAAGAGAAGACTTCGAGAATTAGAAAAGAAGTTGGCTGCTTATGAAGCAGACACTGAATCTAAGAAAGAAGAAGTTCAAGCTTCTGAGAAGAGTACACTTCAAAAGCAAGTACAAACAGATGTTAACGCAGCATTTTATGAATATAGGTTCGGAAGCGAAGTTGGAGACGAGAAGAAAGCTCATCGTCTAAACAGAATGGCTTTCAGAGAATTCAACGAAGCTATATCCGGTTATGAGACAGATCAGATAACTGAAGAATTGATTCATAAGGTTATGGACCAATCATTCAAAAATATCAGAGGTGATCTCAATATTGGCAAGAGCACTAAGGTCAAGACTAAGAAAGCTAAGCAGAAAGCTATGGCTGCCAAGGAAATGACAAAAGCAGTAGAACAGAATCAAGAAGCTCCTGATTTCAGAGAAACAGTGAGAACTGATATGTCTGCAGCACTTAGACAAGCTCTACATGGAAACAAATAAACAGGAGATGGGAGCCACTTAATTGTGGCCCTACCTCAAATTGAAACTCAAAAGGAATTAATGAAATGGCAGTTACTCCAGATCAGTATGTCCCACAATCCAAGGACAACACAAACTTAGGTAATCTTCTACAGATTGCTTTCACTGACGGTATTGTATACCAAAACTCAGAGAACTTCTCTGATTGGGATATGATCACTAAAAACAAAGTAAGCGACAGACAAGCTAGAACACAAGCGTTCATGTTACAAACTGAACTAGGTGCAGCAGCTTCTCAGTTCGTTGGTCAAGGCTACGGTCTTAAGTTCCCTAAGGGACAACAAACAAAGCAAGACGAATACGATGCTAAGATGAAGCAAATCTCAACTACTGTTGAAATTGAGATGGACCTTATCGATAGAGCAGCTAAGTCTGAAAAGTATGTTGATCCTCTAGCACACGAAATCAACTCAAAAGTTATCTCTCAAAAGAGAATGCTTTCTATCGCACTTCATGGTGACGGTACAGGTGTACTTGGTAAAGCATCATCTTCTATTGATGCAGACCTAGTTACTATCGAATTTGATAATGCAATCACTTCAGGTACTTCATTTGTTAACGCTAACTCTTACGGTGGCGAAAGATGGTGTCAGTATGGTGACCTTCTTGTTACTGCAGCAGTTGACGGCTCATCTGCAAATGCTCAAATCTACAAAGTTGTAGAAAAAGACAGAGAGAGTGACTCAGTTGTTTGTGAAGTTTACGACGCAAATGGTGCTAAAGTTGGTTCTCCAGCAGCAGTTCCAGCAGGTGAGGTTCTAATCTACAGAGCTGGTCAAAGAACTAAGGCGGATCTTTCTGATGACGCTACAGTTAAAGCTGCTGACTTGAACTCATCTACTGAAGCTATGGTTGGTTTCGACACTCTTTACTCTAACGACGGAAGAACTGTTCACGGAATCAAAATGAAAGGTTCTACTTCTGCAACTGTTCACAGTGTTAACGGTGCATTAGACATCTCAACATTCCAAAGAGCAGTATCTAAAGTTAAGAACAGAGTTGGTTCTGACAAGTACAGTTACAAGCAAGCTCTATCTTCTTTCGAAGCAATCGATTACCTAATCGAATCAAACGAAGCTGACAGAAGACTTGTTGACATTGCTAAGCAAGAGCGTGGTGCAACTGGTTTCGGATACGTTCACGGATCTGATACTATCAAACTACAAGACTCAGAGTTCGCTAAGTCTGACAGAATGTTACTTCTTCCTGAATCAGCTAAGCAAAAAGCAGTATGTGAATTCTACGGAACTGACATCTACAATGTTAAAGCTGGTAGCCAAGACACTTTCCTAGCAAGAGATGGTGATGGCGACAGAATCGGTGTAATCCAGAAGTACATGGTTGGTCGTGTAACTCTTCTTTCAAGACACCCAGCGGCTGCTCTTGTAATCGACAAATTTACTATTGGTGCAGTTTAAGGATTAGGGCTTCGGCCCTTCTCCTAACCCTAACAAAGGATTAGATAAAATGGCAAAATACAAAAAACCAGCAGAGCTTGCTCAAGGTGCTTCTAAGCACGTAGGTAAAGCAGATGCTCTCGTTATGGATAAAGTCAAGACTGATTCTGAAGTGGTAAGTGCAGATAAAGAATATTCTAGATCTCACCTAATTCCAGCAGTTATAATACTTGCAGGTTCAGTTGCAGATGTTACTTGTCCTTCAGCTTCTCATGCTAACAAGGACTTAGTAGTTACTGTAGTTAACACTACAGCAGGTGCAGTTAATGTAGCAGGCAAATCTTGTCCAGTAGGTCTTACTCTATTAAGATCTGATGGCTCAGATTGGACAGCATACTCAGTTTAGTACCTTAGAGAGGGCGCAATGCCCTCTCATCCATTTCAAACTCTCGGAGCATAGATGAAAGTCTTAGGCGAAATTTCAAGATTAGTAGGGCTAGTTATAAGAACCCTTACTAACAATACGGTCACAATAAAGCCTGACAATGCTCAAGCTAATGACATTGAATTGAAGCTTCCTTTAAGGACAGCTAATGACCACCTAGTGTCTAGAGATTCAACAGACACACTCACAAATAAAACTATTGACAGTGCGAATAATACATTGACGGTTGATGCCGATATCGCTACTGTAACAAATATCGATTCTGACAACATTAAAGATGGTGGAGTTGCTACCATTGATATTGCTGATGATGCTATCACTTTAGAAAAGATGGCAACTGATAGTGTTGGTACAGATGAAATCATAGCAGACAGTGTTGGTACTTCAGAACTAGCACCTGATGCTGTGACTAATGCAGAACTTGCAGATGATGCAGTTCAAACAGAAAACATCGTAAATGAAAACGTAACAACTTCTAAGATCGCACCTGATGCTATCGATAACACTAAACTGGCTGATGATGCAGTACAGACAGAGAACATCCTTAATGATGCAGTAGTGACTGACAAGATCCTAGATGCAGCAGTTACAGATGCTAAAATAGATTCAGTCAACTCAAACAAAGCTACATATGACAACGCAGCAAGTGGTCTAGTAGCTACTGATGCTCAAGCAGCTATCGATGAAGTTGAAGGCAGACTTGATTCTGCTGAATCAGCTATTGGTGGAAATGATACTGACATTGCTGATCTTTATTCTACTAAAGCAGATAAGACTACAACTGTAACTGGTACAGGTTCCCTAACAGGAGGTGGTGATCTTTCTGCTGATAGAACTATTGATGTTGCTGATGGTGGTATCGGTACTGATGAGTTAGCAGACAGTGCAGTAACTGATGCTAAAGTCAGTGATGTAGAAGCTTCTAAGATCACAGGATCATTTCCTGAACTATACTTAGACAGGGGAACAGCAGCGATAGCAGCTAATAGTTTAGCCATTCCAGCTGATGCAACTTATATTACTGTTACTGGAACTGGACCTTTAAATGAAATCACAGGGTTGACAGAAGACAGACAGTACATGATAGAAAACAATACTGGCGCAGTCTTGGTAATTCCTAATAGTGCTACAGTTAATAACGGTACTGATGGTGACTTAGAACTAGCTGTTGATGCAGTGCTAATGCTGTATTACGATGGAACACTTAGTAACGTAGTTGGCGGATCTGGCGGCGGTGGAGCTGGCGGCCTTGAATTAGTCTATATCAACGACACAGCTAGTCCTGTGACAGCAGAGATAAGCAAACACTACTTGACGGATAGCACATCAGGAGCAATCACGATTAACCTTCCTGACGCAAGTGCGTTGAGTGCTACTAAGAAGAAGACTGCAAGCATACGGATTACTGATAGTTCAGAGACTTGGACGGATAACAATGTGACGTTAGTGCCGAGTTCTGGCGAGAAGATTGACGGCTTTGCTGTTGATGAAAGTTTTGTGCTCGATGTTAGGGGTTCTTGGTTAGAACTGAGTTGGGACGATGATCTAAGTCATTGGGCATTGAATCTTAGCGGCGCTGGTGGCGGCGGAGGCGGAGGTCTCTCAATTGAAGAATACGCATACAACGCATTACCAGCAACTCTGGAACTAGACGTTCATTATCTAGTTGACTTTGGTGGAGGCTCTAGTTTGAATGCCTCTGCTACGATGCCCGCAATTGCAGACGCTGGGAGTATTAAGGTTACGCCTATTAATGATGCAGGTGGATGTACTGTGACTCTTACGAGGGGTAGTACGGATCAGTTCAATGATCCTGACCTAGGACTTGATACTGAGTATGTGTTAGACGTTGGTAGTTCTACCTTTGTTGCTAATGTAAATGACAGTACTTGGGAGACATTAGACTCTTACTGGGCAACTGCACAAGACGCTGGTGAGACTTTGTACCAGACACGATACCTTACAGCTGACATAACAACAACTACGGCAGATATTACAGATCTTAAATTTGAAAATCTAACTATAGGTAAAAAGTATAGACTTACTATTCACGGATTAGGGCTAATTCAAGGAGACACTGCCACAGAGATCGTTAGAATATCGGGAACCAATGGAGCTCAAACAAGTCTAGCTTATTGGAAGATCAGAAATGATGGATCTAACGATGCAAATGAAATTGCTTTAACTTCCTCAGAAATATTCACAGCCACAGCCTCTACGGTAATTATAGATTGTGCTATTACTGGAACTAATACCCTTAGAGGAAATGATAACAACATAGAAACTTGGGCTCAACTAGAAGAACTACCACAACACACAGAAACAACTAAATTCACCCCATAACCTAAGCGTAGGATAATCGGGATTAACGAATAGGAAATAACATGGCAAATAAGCTATCAGATAAATTGGGAAGCACCACTGTAACGTCGAACCCACAAAGTGCTCAGAAGGCCGGCACGATTAGCCAAACCCTAGAGGATGCTAGTGCATGGGTTTTATTAGACGGTGCGAAGCAGTCCAAGGGGTATGCGTACGCGGATGGCTCTACATTGGATAATAGCAGCGGAGCGTACAATGATTACCTTGCAGCCAAGGGTGATTTGGTATTACCAAATGGACCGTTCCGGACTAAGGAAGTTGATAATTCAGTTTGCACTGTAACAAATACAAATTCCTCATTGACCAATGCATTTACTAAAGCTATAGCATATACAGATAGTGAAGGCAACTGGAGACTAAAGGCAAATATTAGAATGTCCTCTGCAACTGACACAGGTACTAGAGTAACTTTAGAAGTTGCAGGTGTTGTGTTTTTTGCTAATGGCTCTTCAAGTGGTGAGCAGGCTGTTTTGGCTGATGCCACAACCCAGTCTGGAAATTCTTGGTCAGATAAGATATCTAGACAACGGGCTGTAGAAAACACCAATCAAATACAGATAATATTTACTAGTGGCGGAACCAATAGGTTGTCAGTTCAATTCGACGTAGCCTTAGAATCCAAACCGACATGGGCAGACGCAAATCTTGAGTCCTACCCAATAGTCGCACTCAACAACAACAACGCCAACGTGATCTCCACCAAGAACCTGAATGTCTCAGGTGATGTCACTGTGAGCGGAGTTATCAACGGAGGAGAGGCTACTGCGGATCAGGCTGGTACTGTGAAGAAAGATGTTTGGGGGCAAATAAATTTAGTTGACGATGTATCTTCAGGAGTTACTAATATTGCCACAGATACCACGGCAGGAAATGAAGGATTTACTTTTACTGGATTGGTTATAGGTGAAATGTATCAACTAAAGATGAACGCTGAAATACAAATAGAGGGTAATAGTTCTACAGAAGTAGGTCTCATGTATGCCCAACAAAATGGGATTAGTATTTTAGAAAATTACCATAGGGATGATGCTGGATCTACTGATAGGAGAATAAATCAATCCACTTCAGTCGTTGATTTCATTGCCACGGCAACAAATGTTACTTTTGGAATGTCTATCACGGGCTCTGTTATACTTGTAGCAGATACGGCATCAGGAAATAAATCTACATGGTGCCAACTAAGAAAACTTGAAAATGTTGAAAACGTAGATCGAGGAAGTGATCTATCTACTACTCCTTAGGATAAAGAATGAAACAATCATCTAAACAAAATACGATCAAGACTACCAAACCGGTAGCCTCAGACAGGGCAGGCTTTTTAACAAGCACTGTTCAAGATACGACAGGCTGGTCAGGAGATCATGACGACAACAAAGTAGAAGGTAACTTCATGGCTTTAGCTACGGATGCTAGTACCACAATAACTGATTGTGACACTAACTATCCAGATCTATGGGCTAATGCTCCTACAGCTTGGAGAAGTGGTAGTGACCTTGTAATTCCTTCTCAAGGCAATGCAGAAAACATCGAAACTACTGCAACCCTCAATTGGACCGCTGGAACGAACGTAGGTTCAATAGATTCTAGTTCCGTTGTAGATGTAGTTAAAGCTGGAAGATTGGTTACTGTATCTGGAACTGTAAATGTTGACCTCACAAGTACTGGATCTTTTTCATTTAATTGTCCTACTTCAGACCTGCCTTTTGCTTTAGAAGATCACAGAGTAACCGGAGCTTTTGTTAGGACTACCAATCCTACAACTACAAACACCGGAGACATAGCTCCTAGTGCGGCTTCAACAACTATAAACTTTAGAGGAACTGCTACGGTAAACACGGATCAGCCTTATTGTTTCATGTTTTACTATCACACTACAGACGCTGATGTTAATACTACAGATTCAACGCCGGTAATACAACTAGTAGACAACATCGCAGCAGGCGCACTTGGACTGCCTGCCGCTACCGCGGATGAGGCGGGAACCGTTGAGAGTTATGAAGTATTTGAAGATGACACTAACGGAAGTTTGACACTTAACAACACTACTGGATTCGCTGCTATTAAAATTGTAAAAATCGGAAGTGTATGTCATTGGAGAGTTAGATACCGACTAGTGAAAGCCACTTCGACTGGAAGTTTAGAAATAAGAGGAATACCTACACAATTCCTACCTTCGTTGGATTATACCTGTCCCACCTTTACTCACTTGAGAACTGGAGGAGCTACAGGAAAAACAGCAACAAATGCTTATTTAAGGTTTAATGGAAGAATGCAAATATTCTCTTCTCATACTACGGCTAATTTTGGGGTGGGAGACGGAGCCGACTCAGGATTAGGAGTAGATGCCGACGGAGATTGGATAAATTTAACAGTAGTGCTAGATGACTAAGCCTTGACAGGAACTAAATGAAATCAGATCTATACAAACATCTAATTCAAGAACACAGAGATTCAGACGGATTCATCTATCACAAAGAATGTGATTCCCTTCTGTTCTCTGGTCTTCTTGGTTGTCTTCCTGATTTTCATGTGAACATAGAT